CAATGGTCTAAAATTGATATCGGATATCCATCATACCTTGCTTTCCAGAAAGAAATCTTTCTCCACATGGCTGCGTGCGAAGCTGATCCTCGTTGTTTCGGTCAGCTATATACTAAGTGTCGTCGTTCTGGCTACACTAATATATGCTCTGCTGTCCTTGTGGACGAAGCTAGTCAAGTTAAAGAGAAGCTTCTCGGCATTCAGTCAAAGACAGGTAAAGACGCTCAGGAAAATATTTTTATGAAGAAAGTGGTTGCGATTTTTCGCGGCTACCCATTTTTCTTTAAGCCTATCCAGGACGGCACGACGAACCCACGAATGGAACTGGCTTTTCGTGAACCCTCAAAGCGAATAACAAAAAACAATAAGACGTCGCACAGCGGAGACGCACTAAACACCGTTATTAACTGGAAAAACACCACCAACAATGCGTATGACGGTGAAAAGCTACACATACTGTACCTCGACGAGGCTGGAAAGTGGGAAAAGCCCACGGACATACGTGAAGCCTGGCGCATTGAACGTACATGCTTGATCGTCGGTAAGCGCGTAGTAGGAAAAGCTTTAGTTGGCAGCACGGTAAACCCCATGAATAAGGGGGGAGAGGAGTACAAAGGTTTGTGGTACGATTCTGATCCTAACGACAGAAACAACAACGATAGAACAAGGTCTGGACTGTATCGCATATTCATTCCTGCATACGAAGCGCTAGAGGGGTTTTTTGATCAGTATGGAATCCCTGTTGTTGAGGACCCCTCCCAAACCGTACACACACATGGTATTGTAAAAGGTATCGACGGAGAAGATATCTTTTCGGGGAGTAAGTCTTACCTTAAGAACGAGCGAAGATCCTTTAAGGATAACCCTTCCGAGTTAAACGAGGTGACCCGTCAGTTCCCCTTCACTGAAGACGAAGCCTTCAGGGACAGTATTGAAGGGAGCTTATTCAACATTGGTAAGATCTACCAACAGATTGAACACAACGAAGAACTATACCCCAACCCCGTAGTGGTGGGTAATTTTACATGGAGGGAAAAGGACAAAGAAGCTGTGTTTTCTCCTACCCCTAACGGCAGGTTTAGAGTTAGCTGGATGCCAGATCCAAACGAAAGAAATGTAATTAAACAAGAGAGGGGCAAGAGAGTTGCTCCGTTTGATAGCTACGGATGCGGAGGTGTTGACTCCTACGATCTTGACGCTACAGTGGACGGAAGAGGGTCGAAAGGTGCGCTACACATGTACAACAAATTCAGTGTAAATCGCCCGTCAAAAATGTTTGTAGTGGAGTACGCTTCTCGTCCAGATCTAGCCAGCATCTTTTATGAGGATGTGTTGATGTGCGCTTTTTTTTACGGCTACCCACTACTTATAGAGAACAACAAGTATGGTATCGCAAGGTACTTTGAGTCAAGAGGTTACGACGGTTACTTAATGGATCGTCCAAAGCACCTAATGAGCTCTTCCTCTCATGTCAATGTAAAAACAAAGGGTATTCCATCAAACTCTCAAGATGTTATTCAGGCTCATGCTCACGCTATAGAAAAGTATATACATGAAAGCGTTGGAGTCAATCACGAGACTGGCGAGGTAGGCAACATGTACTTCAACAAAACCTTGGAGGATTGGATAGGCTTCAAGATCGACAAAAGAACCAAGTTTGACTTGACCATTAGTTCTGGATTGGCATTGCTTGCAGCGCAAAAAGCAAAAGAAAAACCCAGGACCGACTTCAAAGAAAAGGTGTTTTTTAGAAAATACAAGGTCTAGAATGGATTTGCTATATTTGCAGAATATGCGTAGAGCTCCATTAGACACATGAATAATACAAATAACAAACGTAAAGGCTCTTTTCCTGACCCGCTTGCAGATACGGAAACAAAAAAGACTAAAGACTACGGGCTTAAGTACGCTAAAGCTATTGAGTCTCAGTGGGGTAAGATTACCAGTGCTACGTCTTTGTACGGAAAGCGCAATGTTGTTTTTGATCGAAACCGAGACTATGCTAACGGCACTCAGGATACGAACATTTACAAGAAGTTGCTGCGGTCCCTTAATCCAAATGACGGCGATGGCAGCCTTATGAATCTAGACTACACTCCAGTCCCTATCCTTCCGAAGTTTGTTCGGGTGGTAGTAAATAAAATTCTTTCTCGTAACCCGTACCCAAACCTAGAGGCTGTAGATCCGCTTTCTTCTTCTGAAAAGAATAACAAGAAGAGAAAAATAGAAATTCAAATAGAAGCCAAGAAGCAACTACAGCAACTCAAAAAGGAAACAGGCATGGTCATCGGGACCAACCCAGATGAATTACCCGACTCTCTAGAGGAAGCCGAAATCCTTTTAGGTACTAACGTGAAGACCGACGCAGAGATCGCCGCTCAAATCGGTACAAACATGACCCTTTCGTGGAATGACTTCAACGACAATACCCTGCGGAGGTGTGTCAACGATTTGGTTTCTCTTGGTATGGCGGTCGTAAAAAGAAGCAACGACCCAAATGAGGGGATTAAGACAGATTATGTGGATCCAGCTAGATTTATTCATAGCTATACGGAAGACCCTGGTTTTAACGATATGGTTTACGCGGGACACATTAAGACTATAACGATTCAGGAGCTAAAGAGAATCGCGGGCCACGAGCTCCAAGAGGAGGATTTCGAGAAAATAGCCAATTCAGTAAAAAACAAGGAGGGTAATAACTCCAGCGTTTTTAACAAGCATTCGTACAACCAGCGCATGATGCGACAAGAGTATGGCTACGACGAGTACATGGTAGACGTCCTAGACTTTGAATTTATTTCCGTTGATTGTATTTACTTCGAAGAAAAAGAAAACCGATTCGGCAACACGAATTTCTTTATGAAGGGATTCGATTACGAAGAAAAGCAAGGAAGCGTCTTTGACAGAAAACCCCATAAAATGGAGATCGCAACAGTCTATGGCGGGAGCTTCATAATGGACGGGTGTGACTTAATGTTCAACTACGGCATGCTGAGAAACATCCCTAAGAATATTCACGACATCTCAAAGGCTAGGCTTTCTTACTCTGTTGCCGCCACTAATATTCGGGATATGATGCCGAAGTCTATGGTGGATGGCTGTACTGGATTTGCTGATATGCTTCAGCTTACGCATCTTAAGATTCAGCAGGCAATCGCAAAAGCTAAACCAGATGGGTTGATTATTGATATTGAGGGGTTGGAAAACGTCCAGCTAGGAAAAGGGGGAGAGCTGCAACCTTTGGACTTGCATGACATCTACGAGCAGACAGGTGTATTTTATTATAGGAGCAAAAACCCAGAAGGTGGCTTCCAGAATCCCCCTGTTCGAGAGATCGGAAATAGCATCCGAAACATCAATGAGTTGATCGGGCTGTATAACCACTATCTACGTATGATTCGTGATGCTACGGGAATCAACGAGATGATGGATGCTTCTACACCGAAAGGTGACACCCTTGTTGGTGTTCAGCAAAACGCTATCGCCGCTGGAAACAACGCTATTTATGACATTACGAACGCCTCTATGGTTTTGTATAAGCGAGTTTGTGAAGACATCGTAAAGTGCGTTCAGATTTTACCTCCTGACTCTGTTTTATACAGGATGTACGAAAACGCCATCGGAAAAGAAAATATGTCGGTTCTTTCTTCATTTAAGGATCTCCCTATGTACAATTTCGGGGTGCAGATAGTAAAGGAAATGGAGGACCAAGACAAAGCTTACCTGGAGCAGAACATTCAGATGTCTTTGCAGCAAAAAGAGATCGATATCGAAGACTCGATTGCGATCCGAAACATGAAGGACGTTAATCAGGCGGAGCGCCTTTTGGTCGTTCGCCGCAAGAAACGCATGGCAAAGCAACAAGAAATGGCTATGCAGAACTCTCAGGCACAGGCTCAGTCAGCTCAACAGGCTGCTCAAATGGCTGCTCAAGCGAAAATGCAGGAAATGCAAATGGAGGCTCAGTTAGAGGCCCAGCAACTTCAGCTTAAAAACCAGCTTGAAGCCCAATTGGAGCAAGTCAAGCATCAATTCAGGAAGGAAATCGAGCTCATTAAAGCGCAGGCCACTCTTGGCTTTAGAACAGAGGAGCAAGAATTTAAGGAAAAACTCGAAGTGCTTAAAGAAGACAGAAAAGACGAAAGGGTCAAAAAACAATCTTCAGAGCAAAGCAAGCTTCTCTCTCAACGACAAGGAAAGAGGGGTGAGCTTCCAGAGTCTGAAAGCAGCGTAGACAATATTGTAAACTCACTACTAGGTTAAAATGGCAAACAAGGTAAACTTAGACGTATCAGAAAAGTTAGACATCACCTGCCGTCGTGGTGACACCTTTTCTATTACGCTTACCCTTAAGGATTCAAGCGGAACCTTGATTCAATTAGATACACTTGGGTATGAATTCTTAATGGACGTAAAAACTAATCCGCCTCAAAACAGGTCTGGCTCCTCTCAAAGAGAGGTTGTTGCTTCTAGTGCGCTTTCTAAGTCTCAATCTAAGGTTTCTGAAAAACTTAGTAACGGATTTGAGTTTGTGGATATTTCCGACAGTGGAACCGTAAAGGTTACCGCTTCTTCCGACGTTATGGCTGACTTTCCTGTCGGTGTTTACGTGTATGACATTCAGCAAAAAGTAGGAGACGAGGTAACCACAATTCTTAAGGGGTCATTTAGGGTAAACGAAGATATATCAAACTAGCATGGCGATTACAGTAACGGCTGACGGTTCAACTACAGTAACGGTAACTGCCCCCGCTTCAACTTCATTAACGGTTACTGAGAAGGGTGTTAAGGGTGATCAAGGTGTTCAAGGGATACAAGGGATACAGGGCGAGACTGGAGCTGTTGGCCCAGAAGGGCCTCAGGGTATTCAAGGCGTTCAAGGTGTTCAGGGTATTCAAGGCCCTGTTGGTGAGGGTTTCCCTGCGGGAGGTACAGAAAACCAGGTAATAGTTAAGCAAAGCGCCACCGACTACGATACTGCGTGGGATTACGTAGAGTCTGTATACCTCCAAATCCAAAACGACGAAGGCAGCACACTTTCTGCTGGTGCGCCAGTGTACGCTAAAGGCATATCAGGTGGCAGCATCTTAGTGGGTAAGGCGGATGCTAACGACTCCACTAAGATGCCATCGATCGGCGTGTTGCTTGAGGAAACCACTAGTGGGTCTTCTGGCGAAATCATTACTGCTGGCCTCTTCAATAAGACTGTAAGCGGTCTCACTGGAGTGAGTGTAGGAGACACCGTGTTTGTAAGCAATACAGGTACGCTTACTACGACAAAGCCAACAGCTTCTACTGATCTCCTTCAGAACATAGGCATCGTCCTTCAGACTAATGGAAGCAATATCCAGAAGATGAAGGTGTCTGCTATCGATAGAACAAACGATATCCCCAACTTAGATGGCGGTAAGTTTTTTATCGGCGGGACTACAGGTCAGGTATCTACTTACACCCTTCCTACTGCTGACGGCACAACAGGACAGCTTTTACAAACTGATGGTGCTGGTGCCGTTACGTTCGTAGACTTCTCAGGCTCCCCTTGGGCAACCTCTGGTAGCGACATCTACTACAACACAGGCAACGTAGGTATCGGAACTACGACACCTAATGAGCCACTGCATGTAGACGGAAAAGTTAGGATTGACGGAGGAGTTCTCGTGATAGACCAAGGCGCGGGCTCTAATAGTGGTATTTTAATTACCTCTAACCCAAGTAATTATGTTAGTGAGACCTCCCACGTTTCAGTAAGGATAGGTCGCAGCGCTGGGCAACAGTTAAGTTCTTCCGCTCAAAATAATGTAGCTATCGGAAACTCAGCTCTTGAGAGAAGTACGGCTAGTCACAACGTCGCCCTAGGTTTTAGAACCGCAAAAGGCATGAATGGTGGGTACAACGTCGTTCTTGGGCATTTTGCTGGAAATCAAAATTTCAACCCAGTAAATAACCCTAGAAACGTTATACTTGGTTATCAGGCTGGTCAACAATCAAGCGCTGGAGACA